GTGTGAGATAATTTAGGCATTGTTGAAAAGAAATTTTCAACTTGTTTATATTGTTTTGAACTCAATTGATTAACAAAGTCAAGTCTTTCTTGTGAAGTATAATCATTAGCATCCCAAGCATCCTCTCCACTATAAATTGTATCTATGCAATCAGCAACAACTTTAAAGGTTTTATTTACCATAGTTTCTGCTTCATCATCTGTTTCAAAGTTGTTTGATATAAATTGTTGAAGTGATGGATACTTCATACGAAGCGTCAATTTATCATCTAAAATAATATCGGTCTTATGCCCCTTTGGTTTAGTCACTTTAATTTCATCAACATATATTGTAACTGGAACTGTTGTTTCATTATCATCAGGGCAAGTGACTGTTAATTTAATGTCCTCTCCAATTGATTTAGATCTGATATTTAAAAATAGATACTCAATATCAAAAGTAGGTAAACTATCAACATTGACTCCCTTAGTCAAGATACATTTTTTTAGAACCTCTGTTACAGCGGTTGTGATATCAATTTGATTTTTTGATTCTAACGCAATAATTAAAACTTTTTCTTCCTTAACAAGAAAAGGTCGATACCTAATCTTTTTATTTGTAGAGGGCAGTTTTAACTCATAAACAGGAGTTTCGATGGTTGGTAATGGCATAATAATCAATTAGGTATTTTATTTAGAAAGGTTTTACAGCCTCCATTTTAACATCTATCTTACCATAATAGACTCCTAAGAATCCATTTGGACACATGGTAACTGCTTCTGGATGTGACTCAAGAAGTTCTTGTGCTAAAACTCCACGATATCTTTGTGATTTACCAATGTAATTCCATTCGTAAATATTAATACCCGATGGAGAATTATCCACTTTAATGATATTCTCTTTTAATTTAACATCACTAGCCATAGGGCCATATCCTTGTCCTCTTGGTGCGGTGTTTGCTTGTTCTTGTTTTATTTGATCCCTTACTTTATTCTTGTACTCTTGAGAAGAAAAATACTCCTCTTGTTGTTTGTAATTATCTCCAAAACTTGCAAGTTTTGTTTCTTGATCAACTACCTTAGTCGATTTTTGTATTTCTTTTGAATTTACAAGACCTCTAGGGCCGTTGACAACTTGAGATCGTATATCTGCGTAGTTAAAACTTGTAAAGAATCTATCATAGGCAAACTGCACACTACATCTTAACACATTTGAGTCACCGTAGGCAACTCTCATAGATGTTAAGTCAGAGGGCCAAGCGTTCACAAATTCATAACTTGTGATATTAGATCGGTAAGTTCTATTTACAGCTCTTGACGTAAAAGTATCTCTTTCAAATTTTGAAATGTGAATTGTTTCTTTATAGGTTTCTGGATAATTAAAACGTGTATATGCATTAGAATTTCTTAATCCAGTAAACACTGGATTGATGTATGTCATCCAAGATTCCAAAACCTCTAGAATTACATGATCAGCATCACAATAAAAAGTTAAATTTAATGGAGGAAAGTTTCTAAGATTGGGAAATGACTCTTGAATTCCTTGATGATGACCAATCGTAGTTGTTTCAGAAAATTTTGTGCCTGGAATTTCAGCTTGTGTACATAATAAGGACATCTTTTTTGTAAAATCTAATCCTTGAGTTCTGTTTAATCCTGGCCTATTGCCTCTTAACCAAATTGATTGTTTTCCAAAGGAAAAATCAACCTGATAAAAAGTATCGAGAGACGGTCTTGCAACCGAATCTTTAATACTATCAATTCTATCTTGAAATATTTGATTTCTTTTTGGAAATGACACGATAAATAAGTTTAAGTTGTTATTACTATATATGAGCTATAAAGGGATATATAGACCTTCTAATCCCAAAAAGTATAAGGGAGACTCTAATAACATTATTTATAGGTCTTTGTGGGAAAGAAAATTCATGAATTACTGTGATTTGAATGAAAATATACTTGAATGGGCGTCCGAAGAGTTCTGGATTCCTTATTTAGACCCAACAACAAATCGTGTTCGTAGATATTTTCCTGACTTTTTTATTAAATACAAAGACAAGGATAGTAACATTCGTAGGTCGGTAATTGAAGTCAAACCGATGAGAGAAACATTACAACCAAAGGCGACAAAAGGTAAATCAAGAAAAACAATGATAAATGAGTCAATGACATATGTTAAGAATCAAGCGAAATGGAAAGCAGCAAGAGAGTTTTGTGAGGATCGTAAATTAGAGTTCAAGATTATGACTGAAAAAGAACTGGGAATAAGATGAGCATTCTTCAAAGAATATTGAATAAAGTTTCTGGTCAAGTTAGCGAAGAATTTTTTCGCAGTCAATTACTTGATGAACTTGGTTCGACTAATTTTGATGATGACGCTGCAGATACAGCTGGATTTGCACCTGGCCAACTATATTTTTATACATACTCAGCACAAACTAAACAACCATATTATGACATGTATCCTCTTACATATGTCATAGAATATCAGACTGGTGGATTCATAGGTTGCAATCTTCATTATGTTCCTTTGAATCAAAGAGACGAATTAGCAATAAGCTTACTAAATAACTCTGCTCAGGGTGCAGTTGCAGTTCCTCCAAGAACTCTACATAAATATCTTTATACTGGCGTAAGAGGCACACCATATCGTATTCCAAATACAGAATGGTCAGATGTAGCACAATTACCCACTGAAAGATTTGTTGATATGAGAGGAATACCAGTCTCAAGAGACCGAGTTTATAACAAAAACTAATGCCACACAATCGCAAACATAAAGTTCAAAAAATAGAAACACGACAGAGTAAACCATATGAAATAGATGGGGAATCTTACTCATTTTCCTATAGTCTTGATGGAAAACTCATGGGTGTCACTCAAAAAGGGGCAAATGGAAAGTTTAATGTAGCTACTGATTTAAATAAACCCATATTTACATCTGCCGCTGCTCAAGAAGCTATAGTCGAGTCATATAATCACGTTAAACATGGTGGAAATACAGATAATTATGCTGATTATAATGATAACGGATTTGCAAAAGTTGAGTTTGGATCATTAGAAGAAAGAAATGAGTTTTTTAGACAAAGAAAATCTAAATTTGCAAATCAACAGTTTATAGAAGATCAAAAAAATAAACCAGTCGCACCAGCTAATCCCAAATCTAAGGGTTTTTATGATACTTTTGGAACAGGTGGATTTGGTCGAAGTACTGCCCTATCATATCCTCTTGACCTTAATTTAAGGCAAGATCATTTCAAGATTATGAAGTATAACTATCAAAGAAGTGATGTGAATGCAAGTAAACCTCCAAGAAGAGAGTATAACATGTCATCGGTGAATCGACAAGCTGCTCGAACAAGTCAAGGGCCTGGCAGAACAAGAGAATATTTTAACGTTGCTGGTGATGGTGTTAAGGGTAGTCAATTATTAGGAAGCATTCATTTACCAATGCCAAAGGCGACTGATGTAAACGGTGTTGAATGGGGTAAAAGTGATTTAACTGTATCTGGTCTTGCAGCGGTGGGTTTAACAAACGCAGCAACTCTTAATGGAAGACTCTCTGGAAAAACTGATGAGGAAAGAAAAACTGATAATGACGCAAAAGAGGCAATTAAGAGAGGGATTAATGAAACTGGTAGTAGTTTTAAAGAAGGATTTGGTGCAGTATATACTGGAACAATCGCTAAAATGGCTGGAGCAATGTTTGGCACAGATTTAGATGCAAACACATTTTTAGCAAGACAGGGCGGTAAAGTTTTAAATCCAAACTCTGAAATGTTATTTCAAGGGCCTGTGATTCGTGATTTTGCATTTAGTTTTTTAATGGTTGCAAGAAGTGAAAAAGAAGGTGATGAAATAAGAAGAATTATTCGATTTTTGAAATTAGGTATGGCGCCAAAATTCAGAAGCACAACTTATCTAAAAAATCCAGATATATTCATTTTAGAATATCGAAGATCAGATGGTGGTCTTTTAGACACTGTAAACAGATTTAACCCAGGCGGTCTTGCACTAACAACCATGTCAGTCGATTATGCTCCAGATGGTTATTGGGCTGCCTATCATAATTCGCAACCAGTTGCAGTTAAAATGGATTTAAACTTCACTGAACTTAGACCAATTTATGAGCAAGATCAAATAATGACTCCAGAAACCAGTGTAGGATATTAATATGACATACTCAGGATCACCAAATAGTTACTTTAAGCAACTACCCAGACTCGATTATCCATCTTTGGCAAATGATCGTAATTCTGCTTATGACTATCAAATCGTAAAAAATATATTTAAGAGAGCAGTATTGCGTGATGATGTTTTTGATGAAGTTACTGCATTTGAGAGATATTCAGTGGTTGGTGATGAACGACCAGATCAAGTTGCATATAATTTTTACAATGATTCAAACCTTGATTGGGTTATTTTAACAACAAACAATATCGTTCATGTAAGAGATGAGTGGCCAATGGGTAATCAAGACTTTTTAACTTATCTCAATACAAAATACACATCAGAACAATTATCAAATATTCATCATTATGAAACTAAAGAGTTAAGAGACTCAAATGGTAATTTGATTCAACCAGTCGGTAAAAGAGTTCCATCTGACTATTCTATCTCCTTCTTAGACAATGGTGTTTTACGAACAGAGTCATCACTCACATCATTTAGTTTCTTACAGCATGAAACAATTCTAAATGATGAAAAAAGAGAGATTAATATTTTAAGACAAGAATATCTAAGTTTATTCTTGGATAACTTTGCGGATATTATGGAATATAAACCATCAACTCAATTTGTGAGTGAAAATCTCAAGAAAACAGAGAATCCAAGATTAATTTCGCCATAAAAAAAGAGGTCACTTTGAGCGACCTCTGGCGTAAAAAATGGCCCGAAATTTTTTTCGGGGTATTT